CCTTCCCGCGTCAGCCCTGGTCAAAGAAGCTAGTGGCGTCCACAGTAGCTGACTCGCGTCCTCCGATGAGGTGGAGTCGATGGATCGGCGTGGCCTGACGTGCGGAGTTGCACGACAGACAGGCTGGGCGACCGTTGGCCACCACGTAGGCCAGGTCCGGGCGATCCTGCCGTGGGACGAGGTGGTCGGCGGTGGTGGCCACCTGTCTGCAGCCAGGGAGCTGGAGCCAACAGGCGGGCGGCTGCCCATCGGGACCGGCGTGGGCTGCCAGCACAGCAGCTGACCAGGCCTGGGCACGCCTGCCACCCCAGTCACTCCCGGTGTGGGCCACGGGCCTGGGCCAGCCGGACGGGGCAGTCGTCGGCATGGAGTGGGCCATGCATCAGGCAGCAGTCCAGCCAATCGTCATCCTGCCGGGGCGAGTCGAGGTGGAGGCCCAGCTCGGTGGCCACGGAGTCGAATAGCTCCCACCACGCCTCACGTTCAGCCTGGGTCACAGGCGTGGGCAGAGGGTCCAGGTCGTCAGCCATGGATCGGGCCTGGCCTGTTGTACCAGCTGCCACAGGTCGGACACTTGTCGGGGCACTCCGGGCAGTCCCGGTTCCCCATGATCGGACGCCAGTCGCCACAGTGTGCGAAGTGGTGGCGTCCGAGGTGAGGCAGCCACCCATCCCTGAGCCTGGCCTGGGCCTTGTCCTCATCAGCTCGGTAACGGTTGTCCAGCTCCATGGCCCAGGTTCTAGCACGACCCTCCGACATATCACGGCAGGCATACCGGGGGAGGACCTGATGGGAGGGGAGCGGGGCAGGGCTGTGCCTGTAGCGGACTACAGACACAGCCCACGTTCTGACGGTCAGGTCGGAGTGTAGGTACTTACGTGCACCACATCAGTGGCAGCGGACGGCATACGGCCCAGGCTGTCTAGATGTGTGGTGCCGGACGCTCTTCGATTGCTCCACCACACGACGCCCACCTGGGCCTCACGGACGCCCCAGGTTCAGGGCGCGGCGAGCTGATCCCGCTCTAACCGGGGACGACACCCAGGGCTAGTGGGCTCACCCGTTACCTACGGGCGCAGAGGGTTCAGCGTGCCCCGGTGGGTTCCGATGGGACCACTGGCCACAGCCGGTGAACGGAGGACACCAGCTGTCGGGGCTGACTACGGGGTTACGGGCAGGTGGATCGGTCACAGTGGAAGGGCTTGTGGTGGCACACCACCACCCGACAGCCGGTCGGGGACGGGGCAGCGTGAGCCACGGTCATCGTCATACTCAGGACGACCAGCAGCACACCGACCAGCAGCAGCCAACGGTGAGTCATCGCATTCACCTCCCCTCGTCATCGACAAGCGGAGGCAGCTCGGTCAGCTCAGGGTGGACGATCGCTGTGTGGACCACCAGCGACATCCCCAACGTGCCGGCCTTCAGTCCGGAGTCGGCCAGCAGCTGGGTGGCCAGGTCCATCCACGCACTCGACGGGTCCAGCGGCTGGAGTCGGACGCCACAGGCCCCACAGTGGCACGCGGAACCTCTCAGCCCGATCACTGGGCATCCTTGAAACGCTCGTGCGCTGACTGCCTGGTCATGCCCAGGACCTCACCGATGGTGGTCCAGCTGGCCTGGGCAGGCCCGGCACGGTAACCGGCCACCGCCGCGCCCAGCTGGGCCTGGAGCTGGCCCTGGAGCTTGTCCAGCTCCTCCAGGGCCTCCAGCTCACCACCGGAGGCACGCTTGGCCAGCGCGCGCATCATCCGGACACAGGCTGAGCCCAGCTCCGGGGCCTCACGCTCACGCTTGGCAGTCATGACTGGGGGACCAGGTAGTGGTCACCACCGATGGTGACCGACCCGAACCGGAGAACCCTGGCCAGGTGCTGGCAGGACTCCAGCCGGGCAGCCTCAGCCTGGCCCACCGGCTGGGTGGTGCCACGCCACTGACAGGTGCACGCGCTGTAGGTGCCAGCCTCGTCGGTGGTGATCCTGATGTAGTGCTGTGTCATGTTCTCGTCCCTTACTAGGTGTGCTGGGGACCTGGTGGCCCCTCGTGAGAAACAATAGCACGGACTGTCAGGGCTGTCCTGACAGTGGATGGGATGGTGGGCCAGTCCGGGGGTCCTGGCCCACCAGGACTGCTGTCAGGCCCTCACAGGGCTGATGCGATACCAGGCTGAGACGGCCCGATGGTCGCTGTGACCTGGTGGCCAACGTCGGCCACGGACACAGTCCACCCGGTGGTCGGGGTCGTAGGACCCGATGACGTCGATGGTGGAGGCCTCGTGGGTGGCTGGCCACTTGCCCAGCTCGTCCCAACAGGAGGTCAGCTCAGCCTTCCGGAGTGCCTTGTCCACCTTGGTCACATCGTGGGGACGGTCCGGGCTGTTGGTGTCACCTGACCAGAACCCGAGTCGGGAGCCCTGGGAGTGGGCTGCCACCACGTCACCGAGGTCGGCGGTCATCTGGAGCTGCTGGAGCCCGGTGTCAGCCTTCCTGGTGACCCAGTGGGCGGCGTGGTGGGTGACCCGCTCCCGGGTCCCGAACGGCTGGAACGTCACCCACAGGATGTTCCTGGGACCGTGGCCACCGGCAGCTGCCGGACCCGGGTGACCGGGCACCGACTGGGCCACACCCCAGGTGTGGACCTTGTGGATGCCCTTGACCGCCACGGCCACGTCACCCTCAGCGTCTCGGACCAGCTGATATCCGGCATGGTCACAGGCGGTGGCCAGGGCCAGGGCGTGGCTGTGTGCGTGGACCTCGGTGAACGACACGACGTCGGAGTGGCGGGCCAGCTGGGTGGTGAAGTCCTCACCGGCCTTACGCGAGGACATCGTGAACGCGGAGGAGGCCTGCTGGAGGTGGAGCGTGTAGGCGTCCATCACAGATACCCGCTGACGCCACGGCCACGGTCGGGCAGCTTGGGTGGGTTCGGGACCCGCCACACCGCTGCCGCCGCAATCAGGGCGGTGCCGGTGGCCACCGTCACCTCGGGCCAGGTCAGCTGACCGTCCAGCATCGCGGTGCCGATGGTGGCAGCTTCGGTGGCCAGCAGCGCGGTCAGGGCCTTGTATGCCTTGGTTCTCATTGTCTCGGGCTCCGTTTCAGCTCGGCCAGGTAGTCCCGGGTCAGCCGCATGAACCTACGGCGTGGCCAGAACCCCGGGTCCCAGTGGGTGGACTGTCCGAACGCCTTGGACACGTTCGCGTGGGTGGTGATTCCGTGCCTGCCTGCCCGGAGCATCCTGGGGGACAGGAACGTGGTGGGGATGTCGTAGGCCCCACACAGCTCGGCGGTCAGCTGGGCGGTCACATGTAACAGGGCCTGCTGATTGGGACGCCTCCACCTCCACGCCCGTTTCGCTGCCTTGAACAACGCGGAGCCGGGTCGGTCACCGGGGACCGGGCCTGGGGTGTCGCACATCTCGATACCGAAGCTGTGTGCGTTGGGTGGTGCGTGCCAGGCGATGACGTGGTCATGGACTACCTGGCAGGCCCCGACCGGGTCGGTGACGTAGTGGGCTGAACCCTTGGCCACCTCGGAGCGGAAGTAGCGGGCGATGTCGTGGCGTCCACCGGGCTCACAGGGGGAGACGGTGGAGTGGATCACGACCCGGGTGGCTGGGATGTTCCCAGGCCCGGAGTCGTGGGCGGCTGGGCCTTCCCAGGGCGGGTCAGGTGGCGGGATGTGGGTCATCTGTTCCTCCGTTGTGTTTGTGTTCCTTGAGCGTCTCCAGCTCGTGCTCCCACAGGCTGGTCCAGCGGTCCGACCAGTCCATGTGCGCGTCCATCACCTGGGCCAGCGCCATGACATCACGGTGGACGTCCTCGATCCGGTCCAGCACGGTCGGTTGTTCCTTATTGCTGTGATGATTCTCGGTGACCTGTTTGTGGGTCTCGTCCACCTTGGCAATCAGATGTTCGCGCAGGTAGGGCACCAGGATGTAACGGGTGGCCAGCCCGATGATGATGAGGACCGTCATGAAGGTACCGAGGAGGAAGGTGACAGCATCCCGAGTCTGCTGGTCCATGGTCAGGACGCTACTGGGAGATATCGCCACAGGATGTTCCTGCTGGCCTGGGCTGCCGTGCATTGAAAGTTGATGGTGAACCCGGTGATCGCACCGGCCACGCCCGTCCAATTGGTGATCCACATGTTCGCCAGAGCTGCCGATGGTGCCAGGGCCTGATTCCAATTCAGGACCACGTCACCGGGGTGGGTGCCTGCCGGGTTCCCAGGATAGGACCGCGACAGCACCACAGCGGTGGACGACAGGACGTTGGCAGCCGGGGACACCACGATGGTGCCCCACTCCCCCAACAACAGGTCCAGCCGGGCTGCCATGTTCTGGGTGGTCACCGCTGCCGTGGAGACGGCGTCGGAGGCGGACACTCCGGGGACGATCCACTTCGCTGTGCTGGTCGTCATCTCAGGAACCTCTCACTAGGGCGTAATCGTTGAACGTGTCACGGGTGGACAGCTGGGCAAAAGTGGTCGTACCCAGGATGGGTGAGTCAAACCTGGCCACACCCAGGCTGGCACCCAGCTGACGGGCATTCTCACCGGGCGAGTAGAGGTTGAGTGACCCCAGCTGGACATCGACGGTCGGACGGCCACCGGCCACAGTCAGGGTGAACCCGGTCACGATGCCGTTGACCCACTCCCGGGCCTGGGGAGACTTTGAGGTGGCCACCCGGCAGACGGTGAACACGTCACCCAGCTTCGGCATCACCCAATTCACGGCCAGGTTCCACGGCAGCCACGTGAGGCTGGGCAGAGACCAGTCCACGACCGGGGACGGCCTGCCCCAGAACGTGTTCCGCTGGTACATCGACACGAGGCCACCGTCGTCCAGCTCTACGGTCATGGTGGCGGTGATCGGGGTGGTGGCGGGTTCGGCCGGCCAGGAGTTGGTGAACGCGAACCCACCTGTGTCCAGCCCGTCCACTCGGGTGGCCCCGGTGACGATGTACCGGGAGACACTGTCAGGGCCTTTGAGCTTGGTGAAGGTGGCCTCAAAGTTGACCGACCCGGCATCGACGACCTGGGAGCCGGTGCCGGTGGCGGTGGTGGCCACGGTGATCGTCTGGAGGCCTGCCACGTTCGCCAGCCTGCCGGGTGGTGGCCAGGCCACGTGACGTCCCACGGTGGTCCACTCCAGCTCATAGGGGACAGCGTCCAGGCGTCGGGCGGTGATCCTGGGCCTGATGACGGGGATGGACTGACGTCCGGTGACCCCGGAGGCCAGGGGACCGTTCCCCAGCTCGTCCACTGTCTGATTCACCTCCCACTGTTCACACAGGTGGACCAGGTACTCCGACAGCGGCACAGGGGACGCTGAGCGGGCTGTCAGGAGGTTGCCGGTCGCGGTCGGGAACGCTGGCACGTTGGGGAGGAAGGCCTCCGCCATGACCCGGGAGAACCTGTTGGGCAGCGTCTCGGACGGGTAATTGACGTTCCCTACCTGCATCTCTCCGAGGTCGGCCATGTAGTCCACACAGGACAGGGAGTAGAGGACACCCAGGGCGTGGGGACGGGCCGACAGTGACGCCACCCGCCCGTAGAACGTCTGGCCGTTGCCCGTGAACCCACCCTGTGAGTAGAACTCTATGGCCACCGGGTCACCCACGGTCAGCAGCGGATAGGTGGAGCTGTCCGGGGCGATGATGGTCAAGGTGGCCTCAGCCGGGTCCGGCTGGACGATCGGCTGGAAGTCGGAGGCTGGCCAGGAGTTGCTGATGGTGAGCGGGTCGGCCAGCCCGTAGGCCGGTGCCAGGTCGTGGTCGGTGTCGTTGCCGGTCACATCCCAGACATAGGTTCCGACCTCCACGTGGACGCTGTAGGTGGTGGTCATGACCGGCTGAACACCACCGGGCGAGACAGCGACCGGAGGCGACTGTCAATGGCCTTCATGAAGTCGTCAGCCTGGGCAGGGGACGCGGTCCCGGAGATGGTGACCGGGATGGTGACAAACACGCCACCGGGCGCGGCTGACCCGGACCCGTGGGTCAGGGTGGCGAACGTGGCCCCGGACGCTGAACGGTTGAACGGGTTGAGGTCCACGTGCGGAATCTTGATGTCCTTGATCTTGTCAATGAGGCCCTGGACGAGATCGATGATCCGCTGGACCGGGTCCAGCAGCGCATGGAACGCATTGACACCCACCCGCTTGATGGTGTCCCAGGCCCCGGTCAGCTTGCCCTTCATATCTCCCACCTTGTCGGTCACGAAACTCACCACCGTGGACACCACAGACTTGACGCCATTCCAGGCGAGCTGGGCAGCCCTGAGGCCCAGCTGGAACGCGCCGATGTAGATGTGAACGTAGGTGGAGACGACCTTGGCCACCAGCGACATCACAGCCTTCACAGCCGGACCCAGGGCCTGGAACCCCTTCACCACGGCAGCCACCCCGGACTTGGCCACCTTCATGGCGGCGTCCACGATTGCCCGGAACCGGGCCGAGTGCTTGTAGGCGAGGACGAGGGCTCCGACCAGCAGCAGGACGCCGGTGATGATGAGCCCGATCGGGGAGGCACGCTGGGCCAGGTTCAGGGCCTTCTGTGCCACCGTCATCACCCGGGTGGCGACAGCGGAGGCCTTGTCCGCGACAGTCTTAGCCAGGGTGCCGGCCTTGGCCCGGGCGGTGGCCACCACCGAGTTCTCTAGAGCGGCGTTCAGGAGGTCACCGGAGTCGGCCATGGCCTGGAGCCCGACGCCTCCGGTGGCCATGGCTGCCCCGAACTTGCCACCGATGAGGTCACCCAGGCCACCCATGGCCCCGGCTGCCTGGGAGCCCTTGGACGCCATCTCGTCGGCTCCACCGGCAGCGGAGTCCATCCGGTCCCCGGCAGACTTGGCCTGTTTCCCAGCAGACTCCACGGTGTCACCCATCCGCTGGGCTGACCGGGTCACATCGTCCATCCCGCCAGCAACCTCGGTAGCACCCTTCTCGGTGAGCTCCACCGCCAGCTGTGCCGCCCGACTGGACATCGTTACCTCCTGAGTTGTTCTGCTACGTCGATCCCGGTTGCCAGCATCGTGTCATCCTGCCTGAGCCACCATGCCGGTGAGCCGCCCAGGACAGCGGACAGAATCAGGGCGAGGCGTCGGAGGTCGTCGGATGGGTAGGGTCCACGTCCACCGGGTCCAGCTTCTCAACCTGCTGACAGTCCATGTCACGGAATTGTTGCCAGGTCCAGGAGTAGTCCCCTTGACGCATCAGGCAGGCCCAGCACCAGGCGGTGGTGAGGGCCAGCCCGTGGCCCAGGTTCATCCCCGGAGTGCCCAACAGGGCCTGTTCACCCCGGAGCATGTCCTGATGGGTGATGGTGGCCACATACTCGGTCAGCTTGTCGTTGGCGTCGCTGACCCACACTTGGAATCGTTCGCGCTGTAGTCCCATTGTCTTGTGCTCCGTTTCGTTGTTTAGTCCAGCAGCTGCTGGACGTGGTCGGTGAGCTGGTCCATCCACGTGTCCTCGGTACGCCTGGCAGCGTCCAGGACCCAGGGCCTGGGCCTCATGTACCTGGTGCCCCAGTGAACGAACCCCGCATAGTCGCGCCCGTAGGTGAGGCTCCACCCGTCGGCGGTGACGTGGATGGTGGCGGAGTCCGCCATGGCCCCGGACGCCCGCGGAGCGTCAGCTGTGGCCTGACGCTCCACGGTGGTGGCGATGTCCCGGTTGGCGTCGGACAGGTCCAGGACTCCGGCACGGGCACGGGTCAGTCGGGCGTCCAGCTCGGCGACGCCTTCCACACCCAGGCCCAACGACATCAGACCTCCCGGACCTCTAGCTTGTGCCCGTGGGTAATGGCCTCCTTGTCGGCCTTCATCGACTTGGCTGCCTTGTCAGCGGTGTCCTGGTCGGACACCCCGGACACGTACTGGCCCAGCTCGGGACTGAACACCGCGAACCTCCCGGAGCCCTCCGGGGTGGCGTCGGTCGGGTTGATCTTCTCGTCTCCTGCCATGACTGGCGTTTCCTTCCTGGTTGGCTGACCCGAGTCGGGGTCAGGACATCACTGGGGTGCCGATGACCTGAAAAACGACATCGGACTGGGCTGCCTGGTTCTGGACGTCACCGCCCACGTTCAACGGCACCACCCGGACGTTCATGGTCCACGTCTTGGTGCCAGCGGTGGCGGCGTTGCTGGGCGTGTAGATGACTGACTTGGTGGTCCCCGCGTTGGCCCACGTGTAGCCGACGATCCCAGCGGAGGTGGACTGTCCGAGGTCCTGGAGGAACGTGCACGCCAGCGCGTAGGTGTAGGTGGCGGTGTCCTGCTGGGCCAGCGTCTCACCCGACAGGACGTCCACCTTGTCGGTGGAGTCCACGACCTCGGTGACTTGCAGGACAGCGGAGCGACACTGAGCCTGGAACGCGGTGGCAGCGAAGCTCAGCACTCCCGGGCCGATCTTGGTGGAGTTGATGGTCATTCTGTGATCCTTACTGTGAGTGGGATGACCAGTCCGGGGAGCGGAGCTGGGTTGCTGGGCAACAGGATGGACCGACCGACCACAGGCCCATCGGGACGGATTCCAGCGGTCAGGCAGGCACCCATCAGGGCACCCAGTGAGGTGGCCGGGCCTGGGCCACCATCGGAGTCGGTGACCACCATGGTGACCTGGGTGGTGACCAGCCACGTGGACAGCGTCTCCACCTCCAGCTCGGCCAGCTGGACCAGGACACCGGGAGCGGTGACCTGGGACGGGTCGGTGGACGCCGTTTCGATGCCGGGGACAGCGGCGAACGCTGCCACCACGGTGTCCAGCGCGGCCTTGAGGTCCATCAGCCCACCACGGGTCCAGTGAAGCTCCCGATGGACAGCAGCTGGGCCACGTCCGGGTCGTTCCTGGACACGTAGACGGCTCCGGCGTCGGTGAACGCCTCCACCCCGCTGGGCGAATCCTTACGACGCCACAGCCTCGTGCACAGCATCGTGGCACCCAGTGACACGTGCGGTGGCCACGCCGGAGGCGGGGCACCGTAGGTGAGGGCTTCGGAGGCCACCGGCAGCTGCCGGACCCACGAGTTGACGGCATCCACCCGGGTCTGGAGCCGCGCATCACGGGCAGCATCCACGCTGGTATAGGCCAGCTCAGCCTTCACCCCGGTGAGGGTCACCGGACCCGTGGCCGGCAGTCCTGGCACCTCGGTCATTGCCTGTTCCTCTCAGCAGCTGGTGGACGGTGGGACGTGGCTGGCCCGGGGCACGGGGCATGGGACGAGAACCCTCCCGGGCCAGCCACGCGACTCAGGTCCAGGCAGCCTTTTGGATCGCCGTGGGCATGTTGAGGATGGTGGCGTAGTAGCCAAAGACGCCACCGTCGATACCGGCGTTCACCTGATTGACCAGCTCCACCCGGATCGGGGACCCGGGCAGCTCCTTGAACTCGCCAGCCTTCTTGTTCCCCACGATGAGGGTCCCGGCTGGCACGGCGGTGGTGCCGATGAACGCGCCCGGTTGGATGTTGAGGAAGTCGGACAGGAACGCGGGCACCGAGGAGGCGGTGGTGGCCAGCAGACCGATCTTGTCCTGGTCGTTGACCAGGACATAGTCGGCGGGCTGCCCGTTGGTGGCAACCTGGAGCCGGGCGGCTACCTTGGCCACCCCGGTCAGCAGGCCCCCGGTGACAGCGGTTCCAGCGGTGGCGGACGCCACGATGAAGTCACGGGCGGCGTTGTCCGACAGCATCGCGTAGGACAGGGTCATGGCCTCGTAGTAGGCCTGAATGAACTCCTCATCCCCGAAGTCCCGGAACTTCCGGTCAATGTCGTGGGCACCGGCCAACCTGGACGCGGTCCAGGGCACGTTGGCGGTGGTGGCGGCATTGGACGGCACGGCTGCCTTGTCACCGGCGTAGGCGGCGACAGCCGGGGCAACGTTCCACTTCCACCCGTTGCCCTTGTACGACTTCAGGATGCCGTCACCACCGGACAGCAGCTGGACGAACATGCGCGTGTAGTCCAGGGCCTGCCACAGCTGACCGGCGTACTGGTCCTGGGTCACGAACGCGTTGGCGGTTTGGGTGATGTCGGACAGCGCGGCCTCCAGGTTCGCGCGTGACTCACCCCGCAGGGTGCGTGCAACGGAGGCATAGAGGTCGGACAGCGGGCGTGCCTTCACCGTGGACGAGGACTGGCCAGCGGTGAGGCCACCGGGCATGGTGGCCAGCTTCTGATGGGCCTCCAGCTCAGTCTGGGCGGACATCATCCTGGTGACCAGCTGGGCGACCAGGTCGGGGTTCGCACCAGCAGCAGCGGCGGCAGGCTGGGCAGGGGCGGCGGTGGCGGTGGCCTCCTGGACAGCCCGAAGGGTGAGGGCCTGGAACTCTGCCTCCTCCTCCGCTGTCCGGCTGTTCATGCCCAGCAGCTCGTTCAGCCGTGCACGCTCTTCATCGGTCATGGTGGTGCCTTCCTGTGGTGTGGTCGTGCTGGGTGTGAGTGCTGCTGTGACAGATGCGACCCGGGCGTTGGCGAACGCTGGAACACCCAGGAGGGCGGTGGAGGTGAGGAGGCTGTCGGTGATCCGGTCACCGTTCAGCTGGAGCTGGGCCAGCTCCACACTGAAGGCGTCGGTGAGGTGTTCGGAGGCCTCCAGGAGTGCCCGGTCCCCCTCGGGCGTCCGCCCGACCTTGAACGTCATGTGAACACCCTGCGGCGACTCGGACGCGGTGAGCCCGTACCCGATCGGGCGGGGCGGGTCCTGGTGGTGGTCCACCAGCTTCACCCTGGACACGTCGTCGGGGATTCGGACCGACCCCGGGCCAGCGATGACCCGACCCACCGAGGTGTCGCCCCACTCCTCCCAGGGGATCACCAGTCCGGAGATCGTCCTGCCCTCGGTGTCGGCGGACGCGCCAGCGGTGAGACTGGGGGTGAAGGTCAGGTGGTCATTCATTGGTCGGGCCTCCGGTGGGTGACGGGGTGAGGCTGGTGAACGCGGTGGTGTCGAACGCGGTCCGGTGGCCACGGGGCACACAGTCGTCCTGGGACAACCGGGCGGCCACCGCGTCCATGTAGAGCTTGGCCCCGGTGTCCAGGAACTGCTGATTCCTGCCTTCGGTCGTCTCATAGGTGAGCGATGCCCCGGCGTTGGTGGCGTCCAGCGACGCTGCCGGGACCGACCCGGCACGGGCGATGTCCACCGCGTCCGCGTTCCTGCCCTCAATCAGCAGCTTGTCCAGGTGGGAGCCCATCACCTCTGCGGTCACCCACCTGTTCGTGTAGGCCACGCCACCGTTCAGGCCACGCCGGGCGTCGGACCACGCCTGAATCATGTCCGTGGGGTCAAAGTCAGGGTCATCACCCTCGTAATGGAGGTTCACGTTGGGGTTCGGGTTCCGGGCGGCGTTGGCGGCTGCCTGGAGGTTGTCACCGGCCAGCCGGATGATGGTGGAGGAGTCGTCCAGCAGCCCACCGTGGGGACCGGGGATGAGTATGGCCTGGTCGGACCGGACACGCTGGTCGTCCACGGTGATGAACCCCTCGGTGTCCACCGACCACTGGTCGTAGGGGACCCGCGCACACTCCAGGAGTGGGTTCCCATCGGTGACGGCTCCCCGCTTACCGGCCCACAGCGACCACCCGAAGAATAGGCAGTCGTCGATGGTCCAGGCCATGCGGTGCCACGGGGACAGGGTCCCATCGGTTCGGGTCATCCACCCCGGCTGGGTCGGGTCCTGGGCGTCCCCGGTCAGCTGAATGAGGGGGAGCGGGGCGATCGTGGCGACCAGGAGATGACGCAACCGCGCCACCGCTGGGACCGCCATGGCAGCCGCTCTGGTCAATGGGGCGTAGTCCCCGGCACCGAACACGTCGGCCCACACGATGGTGTTGAGCTGGCCACCTGAGGTCCACCCGGCTGGTGCCTCCAGCTGAGGTGTGACCCGGGCTGCCTGAGGGTTCGGTGACTTGGCCAACGGCTGACCCAGGACCACGGTGCGGAACAGGTCGGAGAGTGTCGGCATGGAGAGCATGTTACTCACGTGCCGGCTGGGACTGGTGGGACCGGCTCGGGTCGGCGTGTCACGCGAACGCTGACCGGGGAGTCTGGTCGGTGGCCTGGGAGTGCTGGGCCACATATAGGCCCACCATGCACGTCATCAGCGGGGCGATGTCGCCCGGTGAGTAGCGGCGGGACGGGGCAGCGGAGTCCAGCACCGGACGCGGGACCACGGCGGCGGCGGCGTCGGCAAGGTGCCCGTCCCCATCGTGCCCGAACCCGTGGACCTTGATGCCCTCCAGCAGCTCACCCCAGGCCACGGTCAGCTCCCGGGCGGTCAGGACCCGGGGCTCCCGGGCCACCCGGGGCACCGGGTGACGCATCCTGCGGAGCTGGTCGGTGACCTCCCGGGCCGGTCCGGTGTCATCGGAGGCCACCGCGACCACACGCCTGCCCCACCGCTGGCACAGGTCGGCCACCGCGTCAGCGACCCAGGACACGCCCAGCTGCCAGCGGGCCAGCTTGTGCTGGAGCTGTCCTGAGGCATCACTCCAGGTGACCCCGATGGTGGCGGCGGTCCGGTCATAGGCCACGTCATAGGTGATGGTCAGGGCAGCGTCACCGGGTGGCTCCTGGACACCGGCCAGGTCGGACCAGGCCCCGGGTGGGATGGTGTGGGACTCGGTGACCGTCTCCCGGTTGCCGTAGGCCCGCTCATACTCACTGGCCGGGAGCTTGGACGACAGGATGCCCTCAGCGGTGGTGCCGTTGCCCAGGCCCGGAGGCAGCCCCAGCGCTGGATGGAAGGCCACCAGGTCGTCGGGGTCACGAGGGTCGTGGCCTTCACCGGCTCCCCAGTCGAACAACGCCACCCCGGGCGCACCAGCTCGGCCAGCTTCGATCCAACGATGTAGAAACACCGATTCCGCGGTGCCCCGGGTGGACACCAGCCACAGCTGACGGTGAGGCAGGGTCTGCTGGGCCGGTTCGATTGCACCCAGCAGCTCATCACCCTCAGCCTCGGTGTGCGCGAACGCCTCGTCCAGACACACGGTGGGTGGCGTGTACCCGTGGAGACTGTCGGCGGTCGGCGCGAACACGCGCAGCTCGGAGCCGTTGGGGAACTCCAGCCGCTCGTTGCCCTGGGACCGTCGTGGCTTCACCTGGTCGCGGAGCGGGCTGGAGCTGATGAGCTTCACCAGGTCCTGCCACCGGGCACGCGCATCCTTGCCGGTCTGGGCTGTGTAGAACGCCTGGTGACCGTCAGCCATGATGCACCGCTCGGTCAGCAGCACCGACAGCAGCAGCGTCTTGCCCGACTGCCGGGGCACCGACACCACGATCACCTGGTAGGCGTAGGGACAGGTGTGGCCACGGTCGCTGGTCCCGGCACAGGCGGCACAGCGGTCCGGGTCCGGGACACGCTCGGTGGCGACGTTGGCCACGTACTGCTGCCACGGCATCAGCGGACGACCCAGGGCCAGCGCGACAGCCGCGCACCGGGCACCAGCGGTGGGTCGGGTCGGGTCAGCTGGGGTGGCGTACCGAGGTGAGGCCCCCGGCATCACCCACCCCGGCGAGGTAGGCGCGTAGCTCTGTGAAGTCACCACCACCACCACTCTCCGTTGACGGCATCAGCTTGTCGAACGTGGCCAGCAGCTGGGCGGCAGCCTGGGCCACCCCGTAGGCCCGCTCCCCTGGCCGGACCACCCGGGCCAACTCAAGGGCCAGCTGCATCAGCCCGGCGTGACGCTCGTCCACCAGCTCGTGGTCGGCCAGATACCGGAGCGAACGCTGGACCTGGAGCTGCAGCTCGGTGGTGCCGTAGGCCTGAGGATCAGAGGCAGGGTCGGCCAGGCCAGGCAGGGGAACGTCAGTGTCGGCCACGGTGTCATCGGTCACGGTCGGGTTCCTTCCTGGGCGTTTCCTGGGCTGACCGGGGGGGATAGCGGCGGCTGG